GGTTATAATCGGACATTATGCGTATAGTATCGTGAACCTCATCAATTTTTACTATCGTGTCTAAAACTACAAAAGGGATGCTTTCACCCCTCTTATATTTTACTATGTTTTTAACCTCTACAATAGTATCGTACTTCGTTATTACTATTGGCGGATTTGATTTCTTTGGCTCAAGAACCAGCACTAAAACCGCAATTATCAATATGGCAGTTATTATGTCCTTCATCGGTCTTGTTTGTTTTGCAACGCTATTGAAAGTTTATTTATTTGGTCAAGGATATGGTCTAGCTTTTTGTAGATTTGGTCATCTTGCTTTTCAACCATACTCACACGGATTTCTAATTCTTTTAGTTTAAGAGAAATCTTAACGTAGATTCCGATTAATCCAGCAATAATAATGATGGCTTGACCAATAATAAATAAAGTTGTGTTCATTACAATTCTTCTTCTATTTCTTTAATAAATTCAATTCCGCTGGTCCAATCCTCAAGGAAGGTAAAATGCTCTAATCCTGCCACATTAATTACTTCAATAGGCTTAAACTCAAATTCTTTATCTCCTAATTCTTTTACTTGAGCAGTTAGCTTTTTGATACTTTCTTTAGTAAATTTGTAACCGCCTTTTTCATCCAATAATAAAATGTCTTTATCATCGGTTGATGCGTTATCAAGGCGGAGTTCTTCAACTTGGGCTTGATAGCTTTCGTGGTAGGATTTGACTTTTTCATAAATCTTTACGAGTTTTTTTTGTGTCTTACTTTCGGAATTTCCAATAACCGCATTAATTGATGCGACTAGGGTGTTGAGTTGTTGATATTTCATTTGATTGATTTTTTACAAATATAGTTAATTGTTATAGGTTTGGTTGTAGTAATCTTCCGCACTATCAAAGTCAACCCAAAAATTTGTACTATCCCCATTATTTACTGCATTAATTATTTGCCATTTTTCTTTTTCAAGTAGTTCAATAGCTTTTTTAATAGAACATCTTACTCCATTTCTCCAACATCTATCTTCGTGAGAATCGTTGTCTGAAATAGAATTTTCTTCAATTTTTAATAATTCAATTAACTCTTGCATTGCAGTTTTCATAATATTGGTTTGTTATAGGTTTTGTATCTCTTGTTTTACTTGCAAATAAAATTGTCTTGCTTCAAGACTTGTATATGGCGAATCATCTAATTTCCCATATATTAAAGCCTCTCTTATTTCATCTACTGCTATTAATGCTGATATTTTAGAATTATCGCACTCTCTACAACTAAATGTAAATAATTCTACTAATTGTTTTGCCTTTTCTTTTGGTGTCATAATATTGGTTTTGCCAAAATTAGTACTATTCGGTTACTTCAGCAACTACTTCAGGCACAGGTGGAACATAATCCCCAATTATTGTAAGGTTAAGAACTTCAGGTGATGCACTCCAAGTATAGGCATACTCATCGTTGTTACCCCACGCTTGATACGCTTCGCCTGACATATCAAGATTACCACTAGCACATACTCCCATATTTTCATCTAATAAAGCATAGTAGAATCTAGCACACTTAAATAACTCTCCCCCAATAGGGTAAAGATTGAAGATAGTTGCCGTTACTGATTTTCCGTTTATCCAACTTTGGATAGGAGAAATTTGTTTCATTTTATTTTATTTTATATTTTTAACAATAATCATAAGTAATTCCACTAACTACACCTGCTGAACTAATTGTTAATCTAGTTAAAGTTGCAGAAGGGTATGCTATATCAAGTGTTGCTCTTTGTGTTCCACCGCCATTATATAGAGTTGTTTGTGCTGCGTTTGTATAAGCTAAAGTTAATGTTGGGTTTAAGTACACAGTTGCAACAAAAGAACCCCAATTACAAGCACCTGTTGTGGTAAGTAAATCAATCTTTACTCCTATATCATTTTTAACTAATATTTGTAAACTTGTTTTAGCAGTATCAATTAAGTAAATTCCATAAGCACTTGTAAAAACATAATTAGCTTCATAATAAGCCCTTGTTATTAATTGAAGTGAATCAGCAGGTTGCGAACAACCATCACACCAAGGATAACCACCATTGGTATTTAAGTTCCAAAAGTCATTCATTGCCGTTCTAGTTATGCCTTGATTTAAAGCCGTACCTGCCCAAGTATCTGCCATATTAATTCATTTTTGCTTTTAGTTCTTTAATTCTTTGTTCTAATGCGTAGATAAATTTTAACCCTTTAGCATTATCTCTTTTACCTAAACAACACATAGAAATTGCTGACCTTTCTACATTTAATTGCCTTCCAGCTTCTGCACAACTTCTATATGTAACACCATTATCTAAACACAAAACTTTTTTACAATTAGGTTGATTTCTGCTTTTTTCAATTAGTTCTGAATTTAGCATAATAGATTTACTCATATTTTCCTTAAATTCTTTAGATTTTGGGATACCCCTTTGCCAAGCAGCTAATCTTTCACATTGAATAGGAGTTCTTTTTTTACCTCTATTTGAATTTGCCCTTTTTGCTATTACTTCAGGATTGTTAAGCATAAATGTACCTCTTATTTTAGCTGCTTTACTCATATTGATTTTATTTTCAGCATTAGCCTTCCAACCATTCATACCATCCCCCCCATCTGTTTGATTACATAGCGTACCTGTTCCTAAATCTATCCTTCCGTATAATGATATAAATTCCTTTTCTTTTTCTTTAGCAAAATCTATGGTTACATTTTCAAATAGAATATCAACTGAATATCCGCTTTTACTTACTATTCTATTCCACCAATCGCTTCTATGTGTTGCTTTATCATCATAGGCTCGTTTACATAAATCATCAGCACCAATGCCAATATAGAAAGGTTCGTTTTTGTCAAGCCTAATATGTCTATAAATATGAGCCATTATGCTTCGTATTTCATTAATTTTTTCTCCAACTCTTTTACTCTAAATTCTAAAGAAGATATTTTCGCAGTATGTACTTGTCTGTAAGATAATGACAATAATCCGTTTTCTCCCATATTAATAGAAGAATCCAATACTCCTTGTAAGTCTTGAGCAAAATACCCAATTTCTTCTTTGTTATCTTTGATATAAGTTTTAGCTAATATATTTTCTATCCCATTTATAATAACATTATCTTGTATTAATGTTTTTTGTGTTTTATCCGACACCTCAAAAAAGGAAGTAGCACTTACACTACTAGAGAATGTAGCTGCTCCTGCACCTGTTATTTCTAATCTTTGTGTATTATTAGTTCCAAAGTATAAAGATGTATTATCTCTATTCCAAATATAACCACCTCCTGAATCATTTTGTAAATCTAATCCTGTTGTACTACTACCTTTAATTCTTATTGTTGAAGTACCCGAAGCTACAACTTGTAAATTTCCACTACTTGAAGTAGTAGTTCCTATTAATACATTGCCTCCATAAGGATTAAATATTAATGCTCTTGCATTACTTCCATTTACTAAATCTGCTGATTGTATTGCAGTTGCTTCCGATTGGTCAAATATTGTAATACCATAATTTTGGTCAGGTCTTGTATAAAATTTAGCAAAATAATTATTAGCTAAATAAGCAAGATTTGATGGAGTTGCGGCTACAGCTGTTACTTTAAAACCTCCATTAGTTGTATTTAAATTAAATATTCCTGCCGTTGCCGTTACACTACTACTAAACCTTCCTGTACCATTAACATCTAGCTGATAAGTTTCTTCGTTAGTTTTATTTATTAGTAATCTACCACTAGCCGTTAAGGTCATTGCTTGGGTAAGGCTTATTGCACCTGTTGTTGTAGCATCAGTCCACCAAGAATGTTGAGCATCAGTCATACGATATTGTGCAGTACCACCTGTTCCATTACGAGTAGGTGTTGCAGCAGCATCATAATAACCATTTGCAAAAAATACTAAATCTTGTGAACCACCCGAATACCAACTACTTCCATTACCATTGCTACCTTTAACAGTGATTGACTTCATTGTACTATACCACGCACTCGGTGTAACTCCTAATCCTAAATTGCCACCTTTTGCAACAAAGTTTAATACATTATCAGTTTCATTATATAAGCTAAAAGTACCTGCATCTGCAACTCCACCTGTATAACCAAATCTCCATTTTTTACCTGTTGTTTCTATTGTATTATCAAATACAAAATAAGTAGCTGAACCTGCTGTACTTTGTTTTACTTCCAAAACCTTTGCAGTGCTTATAAAACTTGCACTTGTTCCACTCAATGCTCTTGAAACCAAAGTAACAGTTGTTCCATCATCAGTAATCGCACTATTCCCTATTGTACTTGCACCTGTAAATTTAGGTAGGTAGTTGGTAGTAGGTGAACCACTTGTATTTACATAACCTGTTAAAGAAGGTATATCACTTGTAAGTGCCAATGTTCCTGTTGCATTAGGGAATGTATATGTGTAACCTGTCGCAGATGGTAAAGTAAATGAATTACTTATACCTCCACCGCTTGTGAACTTAACCCCATTGGTTAATCCACCAATATTCATATATCCTGCTAAAGAGTTACTTGAAGCATTTTGTAAAAATATGCCTCCGTTGTTTTTAGTAGCATCCGAGAAAGTCTTTGTGCCACCAACTGTTTCATTTCCTGTATTATGAACAACGGCTGAATCTAAAGCGTAAGTTGAACTATCTACCGAACCATCAGCCTTTAAGAACTGACTTGATGTGCCACCACTCTTTACTAAAGTAGTTGCGTTTAATGTACCTATTATCGTTGCTGCGTTTCCGCTTCCACTTGTCTTGTTTATGTATAATCCTTCGCCACTACCACCTTTAGTAATATTCAAAGCAATCCCTGCACCGCTTGAATGATTAATAGCAAATGTATCACTACCACCACTTGATGTAAAAGAACCTGTTGCTCCTGTAATAACATCGGCAGTCAAATTAAAAGTACCTAAATCAACATTTGTAGTTGCACCTGTGTAGGGAACATAACCTGTTAAAATAGGGATGTCCGATGTTAAAGCAATCGTTCCTGAAGCATCAGGAAATGTGTATGTTCTTTCAGCCGTTAATATAGAATTACTTAATAATGCAATAGAACCTGCTCCAAAAGAAATACCTAATCTATTTGTTTTACCAAATAATTCAGTATATCCTACTCCTATTAAACTTGTAACATTAGATTGTTTTATACTTAATGTTCCGCCATAAGTTGAATTATCTCCAATAACTTTTATGCTATTAGATGTAAGTGAAAATAAACCTAAATCAACATTTGTGGTTGCACCTGTGTAGGGAACATAGCCTGTTAATATCGGAAAGGTTGTTAAGTTTCCTGCTCCGTTTACATACTGAAGGTTAGTTCCGTTGAATCCTATATTAATCGTTCCGCTTGTAGTAATTGGTGAGCCTGTGATGTTTAAACTATCTCCGCTTTCAGTAACTGCAACACTCGTAACTGTTCCATTTTGTCCGTTTGATTTCTGCCAAGTTCCTGAACCATATAAAACCCAATCTCCAACCGCAAATGTTACAGGACCAGCACCAAAATTGACAGTTCCAGCAACATTACAAATATACATATCCCCAGCATCTCCAACACCATTTACTAATGTAGGTGTATTCGTTGCAGCATTCCAAGTACCTAAATAAGTAACCACCGATGAAGGTAATTGTGATACAGGAACTTTACCACCGCTATCCAAAGTAGCTACACCATTTGCAGCACCTAAAGGAACTGAACTAACAACTCCACTTGTAGCCGTTAAAACTCCATTTAAATTCCTCACTTTCGCACCTGCTGAAACAACTATTTGATTTGCCATCTTATATTAATTTATAACTAAATTATTGAAATAATGCCCTAATAAACTCCCCACTTTCTAATACCCTTCCAAATGTTAATACCCCTGTCGTACTATTCCACTTCACTTGCTCATCAACTGCCGTTCCTGTCGTTAAAATATCTTGAACATCTATACCACCACGAGAAACATAAAGACAAGCCTTGCCTATCATATCGCCATAAGTGATTGTAGTTTCTCCACCTGCTGCAACAGTTCCCTTTGTGTAAACCGCACCTCCAGCAACAATTACAACCCCTTCAGGATTGATTTCCGTTCCTGTTGTAGCATAAGCACCTGTACCCTGTAACGATACACTATACGTTGCTATGTCCTTATAAGGTGCATTTATTTGTAAACTTGTCAAATTGCAATCCCCACTAATTACTACCAACCCATCAACTCCATTGTCAATAACAAACTTTACTAAAATTGTAGTCCTATCTTGTTGTTGCTCAAGTAAGAATAAATAGCCATAACCATCCAAAGTTATAAGACCATCACAAGTTACACTCCAAGTTGCCGTATCATTTTTGTATTCTCTATACCAAGCACTTGTTTGGCTTGTTACCTCTTTTTGGTCAACACTTACACTAAATGTGCAATTTGTAGAACACGAAAACGGAATATCCCTACCTGCTGGATATGTAACCGAAGGTGGTTCAAAGTAGTATAAAATTATATTGTTGCCAATTACATTGTCTGCCATAAGTACAAATTTAAGTATATATTCCTATTATCACTCCGTCAATCCTTATTTGATAAACTTTTGTATTTGGGAATACTGTTACAACCTTATACCATAAGTAATCCCCATTAAAAGTTAATCCACCATCTTCATCCTCATAAAATACATCACCATAATCAGGGTCGGTAATTCCATCTAATGTAAATATTTCAGTTGCAGTTAATGTTCCTGCTAAAGCCTCTGCACTTGTTACATAACCATTAGACCTAAAATGAGCAACCGAAGGAACAAATGGCGGTGTACTTGTTGAGTTTATTACTTCGTAAATATTAGCTTCAACATTCTCGCTATTAATATCTAATAATGTTCCTTGAATAGTATCATTAAATAAATCAATTGTAGTATTACCAACCATATATTGCTTTTCCGATACGCTTATTTGTGCTGGGTCAGTATCGGTTGCTTTTATTCTCATTACACCACTAAATCTACCTTCATCGGTATTCATACCCATAAAAGTAGAATCTATATTGATTACATTCTTGTTTAGGTTATTAGAATATTGTCTAATGACTAATTGACTTAATGAACGATACTTATCCGAAACATATTCGTAACGATACCAATTCTTTAAGTTAAGTCCATCTTCATCTGCTAAAAACCCTTTATAAGAATAGTACCCATTGTAACTATCATTAAATCCTAAATCTAAATCTGCATTAAATACATATTCATCAGTATTATTTAATGATGCAATACATTGATAAGATTGAAAAGCAGGTTGAATAGTAAATATAAAATTACTTACTGTGTTTGCAATTACTGTTGATTTCCAATAAGATGAAGCAGCTTTTGCCAATACATATTCAAAATAAATTGTGCCTGATTCGGGTGCAGGTGGTAAAGTCAAACTTAATTCAGTTAATGTTGTATCAACATCATACGGCTCAAAGTAATAACTTGAACCGCCAAACTCCCATTCTTTATTATTGTCTATGCTATAAAACCCTGCTGGTGTTTGTAATTGAATCCTTAATATAAAAAACGCATCAGGAACAGTTGCACCAACTGCTACAAGATTTGAATTAAATGAAATTTTTACTACTTCATTAAAAGCTATATTAGGAAAATATGTAGGTTTTATAGATGCGTTATATGGTGATACAACATTTGTAATATCTATGTAATAATCATTTGATAATTTACTAGGATATGGTGCTACAAATATTAATGCACCATTTACATCTTCAGTCCAAGCGTATGCGTGAGTGGTTGATACTATTTGTTTTAAATCCCCATTAGTAATATAGTTTGAAGGATATTCAATGTTCTTATCAAATTGTACTTTATTATAACCCTTTCTTAATAGTTTCATTTGGCTATTATCAACAAAGAATAAACCTGTTGTATTGTCAACAAATCCATCTATTAATCCATTAAAACTTGTAGTTCCTGAATCAACAACCAACCCAGCATTATCATATTCAGTAAACCAATATGTTTCTTGTGCAAATTGTGAGACTGCTAATATTTGCCATTTGCCTTGTGCTTGAAATAATCTTGCACCAAATCCCTTTACTATTTTAGTAATAACTGACAAGCAATTATCTACCTCATAATCATTAGTAATAAATAAAGCAAAGTTTAAATATGATTGTTTTAATGGGTCAGCCCAGCTTACATCTGCTCTATCATCCATTCCATCTGCGTAATAACTTATTCCTGTTATAACATTTAAGTTAGTAGGAAAAGCAATTGCGTTTAATGAGTTTATTAAAAAAAACATACAGTCATTAAAATCACTTAAAACATAATCTTCAGCTAATGGGTATTTAATCTTTTCTAATATACCCAAACCATCTATTGCGTTAAATGATAATTCCTTTCTGCCTGTTGTAAATGAAAACTGAACACTATCACTTAATGCCCATCCTGTCCACTCTAAAATTTCATCATAATAAAGTTCACACAAATACTTCCTATCGTTTAATGTTGTTAAGTTTGGCATATTTTCAATGTCATCCGTAACATCAATTCCAATATTTAATTGACTTGTATAAATAGGCTCAAAAATATCATCGCTTCTTGGGATATATTGCAACTGAATTGTAGTTGCAGGATATTCAATTATACTTCCTGCATAATCATCTTCTAATAAATACAATTCCGTAATGCTGCCACTTATGGAAGCCATTGTTATTTTATATTTATTTGCGTATGCCATTATACTCCCCTTCTTAAGTTAAGTGAATAATTAGACCTTTGCATTGCTAAAACTAAATCATTTCCTCTTAATACAAATGAACCTTGTGATGCCGTATCTTTTGCTTGACTTGCTCCACTTGCAAATGCCCCACCTAATGCCTTATCTAATTTACTTAATGGCATAATTGCTTCACTTTCTCCACCTTCACCTACCATTGCAAATGTAGGTTTACTTACTATTCCGCCATCTGCAAATCCGAATAATTTACCAAGACCACCAAATAATCCACCACCAGCATCTCCTACTCCACCTGCGACACTACCCATTCCTAATGCACTCATAATAGCCTTAAATATCAATGCCTGAACAACCATTTGAGCAAGTTGCAAAGCCATATCTTTAAATACATTTAAAACTGCATCTCCAACATTTTCTCCTTGTGCAATTGCTTGAAACATATTTCCAACACCTTGTGCTAAAAAGTTTGCAGTTGATGCAGCCTCATTTAATAAGTAATTGAATTTTGCTTGTTCACTTGCAGCCTCCGAAATTGCAGCAGCTTCAACAATAGATTGAGATGGTCCACGACCTAAAAGTCCTTGCGGTGCTGCTGGTGCAACAGGAGAATCAGGTTTTTGTGTAGGTAAAAATGTTCCAACTTGTTCAGCAGTTAATTTAGTAAACGCTTTATAGTTTTTGGTTACATTAAGAATAGTTTTATCTAAATCTTTTGCACCTTTATCCATTACATAAAATGGATTTGCTAAAGCATTTTGTATTGTTGTGGTTACTGAAGTATTTAAATCATCAATATCATTTTTTAATACTTGTGCTGCTGCTCCTGCTGCTATATAAGCATCTTTATCTCTATTGGTTACTGCTGCCATAGTTACTGAAGCATCTACATAACCATTGACCATATTTTTAGACCTTTCAACACTTGCAACATATTCTTGTCCAGCTTTTGTTGCTAATTTTGTAGCATCGGATAATTTTATATTCTTATCAGCAATTTCATCTATATATCTTGAAGTAATTGCTTGTGCAACTAAAGCCTCTGTATATAATTTTACTGCGTTTCTAGCATCATCAGTTGTTTTAATACTACTTGCATAAGCAGAATTTACTTTACCTAATTCATTCTTAACTGCATCTAATGCTTCTTTTCTTCTTGCATCCGTATTATTTGCGTTTTCAGCAACATTAATATAAGCAAGTAATTTAATTCCACTTTCACTTGCGGATGCCCTTGCGTTATCTAAACTTTCTTTTAATTTATCTTGTGCTTTACTTGCTTCGTTTGTTCCGTTTATAAAACTTGCTATTTTCGGACCGAATGCAACTATCAAAGATGAAACCACACCTAATGCAAGACCAATACCTGCTGGACCCATTAAACCCTTCGCCATCTCTTTTAAAGCACTACCTGCTGAACCGCTTGTTTCTTTTAATCTTTGGAACGATTCTAATAATGGGTTTAAGTTATTTGCAATACCTAAAAAGCCATACGGAGCATCCTGTGCAACCCTTGAAACATTGACCAAAGCCTGTGTCGCTTGATTACTTGCTGGGCTAACTTTTTTAAAAGCAGCACCCAATTGAGTTGTGGCAGTAACAGTTTCCTGTATATTTTGAACCGCTTGTTTATTGTCAGCGGTTATCGTAATTTTTAATGTTTCTTGTGCCATTTTATTATTTTACTCCGTACAACTTTAATGTCCTTGCTAGTTGCTCCTGCGTTAGTTTAGGCTTTTCTTCTTCTACTTCATCACTAGGCAAAGGGAAAAAGGACTTTATACTTTTCGGATTTTTATCCGTTGAATTTGACCTATAAATCATATAAGCTAAAGTTCTTGTCCTTTCCCATTCCTTTATCTGCTGATTCTCGTAAGCCTTTTTATATAATAAAAATTCTCGCCAAGTAAGTTGCCAAAACTCATTAATTGTCAAGCCAACTTCTATTGCGAGAATAATTATTGAATCCCAGCTATATATTCCTATTTTTTTTTTCCTTTGTCTTTGGTTACTTCGGCATTTTCTTTTGTTTCAGGTATCATTGAAGTCTGCATAAATTTAATAAAATCTATTAGCTGACCATCCTTTGCAGATAACCCACCAACCTCATCAATCCAATCGCAAACGATAACATCGTTAAATTCAATTGGTTGATTCAGTGTCTTACATCCGCTTTCGGCAGATGCTTGAATTATATGCACAATTGTTCCTAATTCAAAAGCCCCACTTGATAAAATATTGATTAAGTCTAAAAGAGATTTATTCTCTAATTCGCAAAATCTTTTCATCGCCCAAGTACCCCACTTCAAAGGGATTGTTTTGTTGTTGTCCAGTCTTAATTCAAACATAGTTTAGTTGTTGTTTTACGCTTGTTCAGTTTGTGCAATTGGTGGAACACATACTACAAAAGTTGCAGTAAATTTCACATCATCGCCATCGTCTGCTTGTACTCCAAAATCGCTAATAAATACAGTGCTTGTAGAAAGTCCACCATAATATACATCACCTGAAGTTGGAGTTGCTTTACCCATTTTAATAGTAAAAATAGTTTTAGCAGCGTGTGCTGTGTACAATTGTTGGTAAGAATCCTTACTTGGAGTTCCTGTTTCATCAATTGCGAATCCTTCACACTCAAAAGATTGAGTAAATACAGGACTTGGTGTGTATGAATTACCACACTTTGAAGTTGCATCAATCGTGTCGTTAGTTGATGTCAATGAGTTTGTCGTTAAACAAGCCACAGGTAAAAAAGTTGTACCTGCAGCTAAATCTGCTAAAAGGAGATAATCCCTTGCTGATACTTTAGTTTCTGCCATTTTATTTAATTTTGAGTTATTATTATATTATAAGTTATTATTGTTCTAAATACATTGTCTAAAGGGTTTAAACCATCTAAATTTCTAATTGCACCCACTACCAAACTTGAAGCATAAAACCCATTTGCTAGGGTAATATTTGTTTCCGAGTTGATTGCATTTAGTATTAAATCGCTTATTGTTTCGGCTCTTTTATAACCAAAGTTACTATTTTTTATGACAATGTCAACATCCATAGTAACGGCATTCGTATAACTGATTTTTCCTTGTTCCTGTGCGGATGTTCTGCCTGTCATAATTACATATTCATCAGTTGCAGAATCAGGTGCTATTCCATCGTAAACAGGCAATGTACTTGAACTTGTCAAGTTGGTATAAAACCACTTCTTTATTTCTATATTAGGATTAAGCATTTAATAATTTATTTAGTCTTTGTATAAGTTTAGGTTTTTCCATTTCGTAAGCTGGAACTAAAAATGGTTGTGGTCGCATACCTTTTCTTAATATGCTTAAAGCTATTACATAAGCCAAACCTTTATCATTTTTACCATTACCAACTCCTTTACGTTTTACCCACAAAGTTAATGCTTCAACCATATCCTTAAACTTACCTCCGCTTTTACCTTTAAATTGCTGGGCATAAGATTTGAAGTCAGCAGGTACATTTACTTGTGGTCCAGTGCCAAATTCAACATAAGCTGAATACGAAGCATTAGCAGCAACCGAATATGTCAACTCACCATCCTTTGTAAGTGCTATTGAATTTCTTAATTGACCAAAGTTTACAGGTGCTAATCTTTTGGCTTGATTCTCTATTTTTAGTGCAGATGCGTTTATTTCATCACTTACATCAACTTTTAATGCAGTAGTCAAGTTTTTTAACTTGCCTTCAAGTTCTTTCATCCCACCTAAACTTACTGCAAATGCCATTAGTGGTACATTAATATTTCGTAAAATCTAAATTGATTCTCTACATCCTTAATTGAATGGATTGTGTACATTTCGCCTTCAGCCTCTATTTTATACATATTGCTAATTGTTACATCGTACCTGATAAATACTTTAGCAGAACGAGTGAAACTTAATTGTAATTCTAACAATGCCCTGTTCTCATCCATTGGTCTAAAATCTCCAAATACTGTTTCTTGTAAGGCATAGGTAGTAATATACCCACCTTGCCCATCAGCGGTGATTGTAGGCACATATAAGCCTATTTCCGAGTACATTGTGTTGGCATCAACATAGTTTGCCTTTTTGCTTCCTATCCTCATAATATTGGGCTTATTCTTGTCCAGCGTTGACAGGCTTTCCAAGTCTTTTCACAAATACCTGTATCACTATCCAATCCTCTATTTTCGTAATCGTAACTAACTTGGTCTAAAATAGCAATCTTTAAATCGTTCGGAATGGTTGCGTAACCTACCA